TTGTTTTATTTGATTTAACGTGCCTGAATGTTTTCATAGTATCTCCGTTTAACTACTTAAAGTATACACTATAAACGCCAATATGCAAATTAAAAATACTTATAATCATTATCAGTATATCTTATATAATAAAAACCCACCCACGTCCCCATGTCCGATAATATCAGACATACCATTTTTAAGTATATTATCTTTGTTATATAGATAGATAATATCTGGCAATCCATTGCCAATTATATATCCTTAATATGATTGTTATAGTATATATTATAATAACGAAAAAAGGGACTCCCTTCCCCTATCGACTTGATTAACGTCCTATAGTGAGAATGTTGGTTTTGCAATTTTGGCTTTGTTAAAACCTGATAAGGCTGTATCGACAGCACTAAACAAAGCCGCTTCTATGGTTTTAATCTGGTCGTCTGTATACTCGTATTGGGCAGCAGACAAGTTACCAATTAAACCAATTTTTTGCAAAGCGTTGTTTACGCGTTTATTAGCCAAACGGGTAAACTTTTCAGCATTTGTTTCATTAGCCATAATCGTCCTTTCTTTTCTTAAATTTATACAAGGATAATTTTGCTTTTCGGCAGGAATTTGTTTATATCTATTTTGTATTTTGCATCGGTGTTTATTCATAAACAAAATGGCTCTGCCTTCGCGTTCGGCTGCTATGTCAATTTCAGAATATACTTTATCCATAATATATCCTTCTTTATTTATTTGTCAAATATGCTTAACTTAACTACATAAAGTATACAATACAAATCGTAATATGCCAAATACTTTTTTATTTTATTATTGCTGGCATCCTTGCCATAAAAGAAAGATAAGGTTTTACAAGTCTTTTATTGACTACCTAAAGTATAACACATTTTAGATAGAAGTCAAATTAAAAGTTCTTATAAGTTTATCAGTTTATGTAATAATGATTATAAGTCTATGTATAGTAACGACTTATAGGATAGTATGTTTTTAGGCTTGATAATGGTGATATTATAGGACGTAAGTTTAGGCTTAAAGTCCGATAATGTAGAGAGGTTATAGGACGTGTAGTTATGGGACGTTAGTATTATAGGACTATGATATTGGTATCAACACGTCCGATAACACACAACCGATACACGCACGCTTATCAGCACGTCCGATAACACACAATCGTTACACGTGCGCTTATAAACATAATCAATAGAATCTAACTGGATGCTATAACCGACACAAAATGTTAGTATTATAGGACGTAAGTTTAGGCTTAAAGTCCGATGTGGCCTACATCCGATAATGGGGGTAGGTAGGATAACAAGAAAAGGAACAACGGGGTGGTAGTTATAAGCTAAGAAAAATTTTCATATATTTTCAATACTAAAAGAAAGCCGCTTCAAATCTTCAATCATATCCCAAACATCTTGCTCTAAATATTTAGTTCGTGAATCTATTTCAAGTTCATGTACAACACGCAACAATAATTTAATAATATCTTCACTTATTAATTTCATATTAACCTCCTAAGCCAAAAGCCAACCATATAATTACTATATACATACCATATTCTATAACCTGCATAGTCGCTACAACCATATCTCGTTCTAAACTATTCATGAAACTTCCCTAACTTCTGATTAATAACATGCCACCGCATCCATTCAAACTGACTTGTAGGAATAGTCCCGATTCTATATGGACTTGAAAGTGCTTCCATTCTCATACCTATATCTGTCTGTACACCGCTGGTAGGATGTAGCCAAAATCTACCCGACAACATCTTAGAATTACTACAACCAGCACACAATAAACATATTACTAATAATAGTTTTTTCATATTAAAACCTCAAATTAAATAAACTTTTTAAACTATTTATACTTATATTTTCGTTTTGATGTATTTTAATTAAATCACAATATAAATCTATAATCTTTAGCAATTCCTCCCGCTCAAACTTATCTACCGGAATCCCTTTAAATGTAACATAATGTACAATTTTATGTTTCTTTAATATAGCCTTAGCTACATCGTATTGTAATTTCATAATAATTCCTCAATAGCTCCATCAACTTGCTTCTTTAAATTATACAATTTATCAAGTACTTGAATTTTAATAATATCAGTCAAAATCTCTTTACCATCCCGTTTATTAGTTAATCTTTCAACTAACTTAAAAGGTAATATAAGTAAACTACCTATTTCTATATAAGCTGCAAATGCTGTAGTAGCATTAAGATATGGTTTAAATTTTAATTCTATAGAAGGAATTAAATCATTTACTAAAGTATTTAAATAAATAAGAGCTTCATCATATTCCATTTCATAACTCCTTAGTATCTATTGGTATTTGATGTAATCTAAGTAAAGCCTCAGCCATTTTAATATTAGCAGGTTTTGGCCCTCGTTTTACGACCTTGCTTATACTTGCTTTTATAAGCTCTTTTTGCTTTTTGTATCTTCTGTCTCTTTTCATTCTCTATCCTTCGTACTTGCCATTCTAAATTAACCTTACGAAATATATGAAATGGGCAGTTCTTAAACTCGCAACCCATTATATCTGATTTATCATTACCAGTACAATACATACAAAATGCGTTCATTTAAGTATATCCTTATCATAACCCTCTTCGCCCGGTAATCTATACATACCCATTTGTTTAAGTACTCGCAGATTACGATTAACCGTAACTGGCATACCTGAGAGATTTACTTTACCATAGAACTTAGCACCACATAGAAAGCATCTAAACCATACACCACTGATTATCCATGCTTCACAGGCACAAAATGGACACATTACAAACCTATTACCTAAGTTCATAGTTTAATATCACTTTCTACTTCATTACCCCATACATCCCAACCTTTTCGCTGTTGTCGAGCAAACACATCTATCCGATTTTCACCTAATACCTTAATCATTTTATAAAACCTACTTGGCTTCTGTGAGTGTCTGATATTTTTTGCAGAAAACACAGTAGGAATCAAAGGACGTTTTGGCCACAACTTTGGTTTTGTCTTATAACCCACAAGAATAAACTCACCATTCCACCGAAATCCATATAAAGGCATACCAGCAGAGCGGCCATAAGTTTTCTCCCATACCATTGTAAGAAGATGATTAAACCCCCATTGTTCAAGTATAGGTTTAGCATCAAAAAGAAATTTCTGTGTTGTCCACAAAAAACACCAACAAGTCTCATCTGCCAATGTACTAATAGCTAATCTTTTTATTTGTCCAATCGACATTACTTCATAATCCATTGTTGTTTGATTTGGTCGAGTTTTATGGGTTAACTTCTTCATTGGCCACGGTGGGTCTACCACAATTATATTATATTTTTTATTCATCTACTGTTCCTTATCTGGCGTTTAATTAATATATCAGTCATATTTATTATCTCTAACTGTGAATGGTCTTTAAAGTGATCAGCTAATCTATCTAACATACCTGCAACCTCAAGATAGGTTAAATCCTTACCATCCTCAGAACTAATATAATCCTTAACATCGTTATATATAGTAGATATTAAATCTCGATATATTCTATTCTTTTCATTTGCTGTTTCACTCATATTTTTCTCCTTTTCATTGCACAAAACGAACATATTGGTATACAATTATCATATGTATAGCTTTTAGTTACATCATACCGCCATATGTGATTATATGGAAATATGTCGCCTGTATCTGGATTATATGCTATCTTATGTAAATCTTTATTTTTATCTAAATAAGTATACATTTCTGTTTTACAAACAAATACAGTCTTTTCTTTAGCTTCTACTAATTCAAGAATCTCTGGCGATACAATACGCATAATTGGCCTATAGCCGCAGAAGAAGCAATCCACCCGTATAATCTCAATAAGATCGTTTATAGTAATACTAAACTTACGCCCTTTAGTTTTAGCTATTCTTTTATAACCAGCATATATATTATTAACATTATGATAACCTTTTAGTTCTTTTTCAAATCTAAACGCTTCGGGGTATTTAGATCTTATCCTCTTAATACGCCTGTATGCAGAGCTAAATGATATACCAAGCACATCAGCAGCATCCTCAACACTAAGGTTGCTAAAATCAGGATGTATTAGCTTATATATTTCTATTTGTCTTTTTGTTGGTAATCGCATTTTGATGTTGTAAATGTAGTTCTATATGTATTATTAAAAACATAATAGCTACACATTTACCATTTCCTATCCATGCTCCATAACCAAGAAGCAACAGTATTAAAATATATAGTACATTAATTATTCCCTTCTTCATAATTACATTATACCATATTTCTAAGAAAATACAAGTATGTAGCCAAAAGATTATTTTATTTCCAGAATTTTTGCAGGAAATAGGTAAAAACGGTCAGTATAATATTAATATACTTATAGTAGAGAAGTAATAAATAGTATATATATGATTAATAAGTTATATATTATAATTGATATAATCGTTATAACTAATACTTATTACTATAACCGTTACTATCACTACAATAGTTAATTTTCTACTGGTGGTAAATATACATAATCATTTATATCATATCTACCACCTGCTATAGTTTCTTAATAATTGGGTAGGGTTCTGTATAGACTTATCTGCCATGTGCAGAAAAAGCTCTTTGGTCGTCCTAAGTGGCGACCATTGCAATTGTTACAATAGTATGGACAGGTGCGAGTAGTTTCCTAATAAGGAGGAATTGCCGTGTACACTGATGATACTATAAAGGTCTAAGGGTTGGAGAGTATCTGGCCCTCAGACCTTCTTTAATATGAAAAGAAAAAAGAAAAATGCTGGTGCTAAGGCTGTAGATAAAGAAGTAGATTTCGGTCTGCCTTTACCCCCCGCAGGTCTTAACAACATAGAAACTGGTAAATACTATAAAAGTCTTTTTAAACCAGAATATATAGAGATAGCTGAACGTCTATGTGGTGCGGGATTTACTTCTAAGGATTTGGCGTATACATTTAATGTACCATATTATGCTGTAGATGGGTGGCGTAGAAAGATACCTGCATTTAAAGAGGCTTGTAAAGCTGGTAGGAAACAAACCAAAAAGCGATTAGTTGCTCAAATGATACTATCTTCTGTAGGGTATGACTACAGTACTTCTAAGACCAGAACAATTCAAGATGCAGAGGGTAACATACAAAAGGTCGAAACTACTGAGTTTAAGAACCATCAACCTGCCAATCATAACCTATTAATGTTTGCTTTATGTAATATAGATAGGCAAATGGGTGATAATGAGTGGCATAGCAAGCATAAACTTGAGATTGAGAATAATAAAAATATTAATATACAGATAGATGGGCAACTTGCTTCGGAGCAGATAGCTAAGTTAGCTGGTAAGTTGTTAAACGAGATACCTGAAAGAAAACATATTGAGTGCCAACAGCTTAATTAAAGTAAATTCGCCTGATGAATTTTTAGCTGTATTTCCTACAGATTTGAAGGAGAATATACAAAAGCGTCAGGAGTTACATAAACTTCTTACTGATGATAGTAGTTTTCAAAAAGCATATATGGAGATGTGCTTGCTTAAACCACAAATTGCGTTCAATACTGCACTATGGACATATGACGCACGTAGGATTCCGGGTGAAAGGAATAGACCTTTCATATTACGACCTCAACAGTCTATTGTTGTAGACAGATTAAAGAGTGCTATAGAGAATAAACACGATTTAGCTGTTGATAAGAGTCGTGAAGAAGGTGCGACAGAGTTAATATGTAAGATGTTCGCATTATACTGGTGGTTATGTCCAGATAGTGCGTTTTTAGTTGGTTCACGTAAAGAACAGTTGGTAGATAATTCAGTAGAATATAGTAATGGTAGGTTAATTGGGCCTCATCAATGCTTATTCCATAAAATTATGTACGGTATTGTACATTTACCTGTTTGGGCGAATGTACAGTTCTCTAAGAAACATGGGTTTTTGCAGAATCTTGTAAATAACTCTATGATTGAGGGTGAATCAACGAATGAATCCTTTGGTGCTGGTAATAGAGCTACTGGTGTACTGGTAGATGAGGTTGGTCGTATAGAACCTGATGTAGCACAGTTTATTATAGATAATATTAGTGATACATCACCGTGTTGTATCTTTAATTCTACGCATTTTAGGTGGGGTAGTGGACACCCATACGCAAAACTACTTCGTAGTAATCATATTGAGGTAGTCACTCTTGGGTTTGAAGATAATCCTGAGAAGAACTATGGTTTATATAGGTCACCTGATTTAGATGTAATAGAAATAAAAGATATAGGTTACTATCGTAATTTATGTCCTAATGTATTTAATCAAATTAAAGCTAATCAGCCATTTAAGTTATCAACATTAGATAAAGAGGCTCTTACTTGTTCAGAAGAAATACAAGAACAATATGAAGATATACACTTTGTAGCTGATGGCGGTGAAAAGAACTTTAAGCGAGATAGAAGTGTATGGTATGACGACCAAGAGGCACGAGCACGTTCTAAGACAGGTTTAGCTCAGAATATTCTTAGAATACCTCAAGGTTCTGCTGATATGTTCTTTGATAATGCAACTATTCAAAGACTTAGAAGTTTATATATGAGCAAACCTGACCATGTTGGTAAAATAAAGTACGATGTAGAAAAGAGCATGGTTAAGAATATAAGGTTTATACCCGGAAGTCCTGAGCGTGGTTTAAAATGGTGGGGTAAATTAAAGAATTTTAAACCTGATACTACACATAACTATATAGTAGCTTGTGATATAGCTCGTGGAACTGGTGCTTCTAATTCTGTATTAGCTGTATGTAATGTTAATACTTATGAATTAGTAGGTTTATATGCTAACCCATTTATAGATGTATCAGACTTTGCGGAGTATGCTGTTGCTGTATGTAAATGGTTAGGTAATGCTTTTCTTATATGGGAAGCAAACGGGCCGGGGGATACATTTGATAAACGTATCTGGAAACTTGGTTATAATAAAGTTTATAAGAATATTAATGAGCGTAAGAAACCTCGTAAGCGACAGAATATAAGAGGTTGGAGAAGTTCACCGGGCGAGAATGGTTCAAAGATGGATATGCTTGACCACTTTGATTCTGCACTTATTGAAAGTATTAAGGTTACAAAACATTATAGATATATAATTATACATGATGAAGCTACAATTAATGAATTAGAAGATTATATGTTCATGCCCGGTCGTGTAGATGCTAACTTATCAAGTGTCACTATGGATGAAACTGGTGCGAGGTATGCTCATGGGGACAGAGTTATTGCAACAGGTTTATGTGTATTGGCAATGAATGATGTTAGACCTGCTATACTTAAAAAGAAAATAATACCTCCAACAAATTCTTTCGAGCATAGATTTAGAGCTTGGGAAGAGGAACAAGTAAAAGGACGCAAGTCACTTAGAAAATATAGGTTCAAATAATATGGCTGATTTACTTACCGAAGCAAATAAAAAATTAAAATTTTCACGTAGGTTGCAGTTGGTGGCAAAGTCATGGCAGCGAATAGCAAAACCTATGCTTGCCCATAGACAACAAATGTTTAAAAGTTGGGCTGCTGGTTATTATTCGGAAGGAAAGAGTCCTTATCATACTGTAAATCTTCTTGGTCGTGGTGTTGATACAATAGTACCTTTCTTGGTTGAAGGTAATCCACGTTTTATGGTGGAATCACGGGCAGGTAATTATAAGCGTTGGGCTTATATTACGCAGTTAGCTATAAATTATTATTTAAGTAAAATTAACTTAGCTGAAAGAGTGCTTATACCTGCTGCTACTAATTCAATGTTTGGTGCTGCTATTACTCGTACTTGTCTAACGCATAGTGGTAATCTTAGACTTGAAGAAGGTGGTATAATTAAACAAGGTGTACCATCTGTATCATTAATAGATGATGCTAATTATATCGGTGACCCTGCTGCTAAAAGACGTGCTGATTTTCAACTTGAAGGTGATGTATATAGATTACCTACTAAATATGCTAAAGAGTTTTTTGCAGGTATAGACCAATTTGGTAATCAGATAGCAGATTATATTCAACCTGATGGTAAACTTATCCAAGAATATTCACCAGAGGAGATAGCTAAAACGAATTTTGATAGAGCTAAATTAGGTTTAAGAGATTCTACTACTTTTATTGATTTATATTTATATGATGAAAATGTTATTATAACTATAATGCCCGAAGGTAAAAAGTCTAAGATACTTAGAACTGTAGAATGGAAAGGCCCGGAAGGTGGCCCTTATGATTATCTTGGGTATAAGTTTATGCCTGAGAATACTATACCTTTACCTCCTGCATGGTCATGGCATGATTTAGATACAACAATGAATATCATGTTTGATAAATCAAGGGAACAGGCAGAAAATCAAAAGAAGATTCTTGCTTATGAGTCTCCTGCGGAGGAAGATGCGAAACGTGTAGTTAATACTCCTAATATGGGTTCTGTAAGGGTAGATAATATTCAGGCTTTAAAGGAAATTGAATATGGTGGTATGAGTGAACAGAATTTGGCATGGATGGCATTTGCAGAACAGGAGTTTACAAAGCAAGGTGGTAATCCTGATGTAATGGGTGGACGTGGAGCACAAGCACCAACATTAGGCCAAGAACAAATGATATTTAGTAATGCTACACGTATTGTAAGAAACTTCTCAAGTAGATTTGATTCGTTTGTAACATCAATTACTAAGAAATTAGCATGGGACTTTTGGTTTAATCCTATGAGTTATGTTCCTGTGTTAAGAGATATTCAAGGGTTTGGTCAATTACCAGCAGTATTTGATGATGCAGGTAAGGTTGGTGACTTTTATGATTTTATGTTTAAGCTAACTCCTTATTCTATGCAGCGTGAGAGTCCTGATATTAAATATCAAAAGATGATGCAATTTATGACAGCATGGATTCTACCTACTATGAATTTTGCTGCACAGCAAGGTAGTATGCTTGATATATCTACTGCAACCAGAATAATGTCAGAGTATTTAGGATTTGAAAACTTTAATCAGTGGTATAGGTCTGCTATACCTCACGAACTTAGTAATGTACCATATCAAATGCAGCCAGCAGAAGGGGTTGGACGTACTGGTAATAAAGTAAGTAAAAGTCCCGGTCAAACATCAGATGCTTTTGGAGCATCAACAGGTTCTAAATTAGCTAATTCAAATGCACAACAACTAAGGGCTGGTGGTCAAAGTTCTCCACCTCAGAAATAAGGAGATTTAAATGAATTATGATAATAAGAGTGTGGTTATTGGTATAGTTATGATGATGTTACTTGTTGTGGGAGTATTAGTAGCTGGTTTATCAAAAGTTAAAAGTTATAATAAACCTAATACTGATGCTGTAGTTAAGGTTATGGTTCAAACTGATTATTATACTTATTCATATTCTATACCAGATGGACATTCTGGTTGGCAGGGTACTGGTATATTCATAGATGATAATGTAATTCTTACTGCTGGGCATGTAGTAGATTATGCCAGTTCAATACGTATAATTACGCAATCAGGTGAAGAATATAATGCTGTTAGTTGGTATTTAGAGGATAATGAGTTAGGTGATATAGGTTTAATATTTGTAGATACTAATGAAATAGAACCGCGAGCAATGTTTGATAATGCTATACTTGGTGAAGATGTATGGGCATTTGGTAATCCTTTTAGTGTGTTTCCTATATTAACTAAAGGTATTATATCTTCGGTTAATACACCTGATACATATTTAGATGGTAAGAATATGCTTGTTGCTGACTGTCCTATTAATCCCGGAAATAGTGGTTGTCCATTATTTGATGTAGATGGTAATATACTTGGTATATGTAGTTGGTGTTATAATTGTTCTCAAGGTATGACTTATTTTGTAAGGTCAGAAGTAATTAAGTTGATGTTAGAAAAACATAAGTTGTTAATGAAGATAGTTGAGGTACAGTAATGCCACTTACATCAAAAGGCAAACATATTAAAGTTGCTATGAAGAAAACTTATGGTAGTAAAAAAGGTGAAGAAGTATTTTATGCAAGTCAGAATAAAGGAATTATAAAAGGTACATATAAGAAATTATATAAGAAAAAGAAACATTCATGAACGACTATATTTTAGTTACATATAAACCTGATAAAACTAAAGTAAGTGGTTTCTTTGATGAAGATGATGAGAATATTTATATAAATTCTAATTTAAATAAATTAACAAAAGAATTAGTATTTGTACATGAGTCTCAACATAAAGTTTGTTTTAAAAATAAATGTAAATGTCAGAAAAATTTATTTTGGTGTGAATATCATGCTTTTCGGTCTGAGATAGATTTTATTATAGATAAAAATATTAAAAAATATTGGGTTGGTTATTTTAATAATGTTATTTATGAGTTAAAAAAGTTTAAAGATAATGATACAACGTATAAATCACATTTTAAGTCTTTAGCTAAAGTATGTAGATTAAAGCGTTTCAAAAAATATGCAATTAAATATAAATATTTAAAACGTATCAATAGTATAATAGAGGATTATTATGGCCGCAGAATGTAGAACTAAAATAATAACTGAGGTTACTGGATTAGGAAAAATATTAGAGTTTGCTGAAAACTTTGTTACAGCTACACCTACTTTAGCTATGTATAATTATGATAGTATTGGTACAAGTGCAGAAGCTCTTGATATTAGTGATATTTCTACTGTTGAGTTTATTATTATAAAGAATATTGATGGTACAAATTATATAGAAATAGATGCTAATTATTCTTCATCTTTTAGTGCTGATATA